GCCGCCCCCCCCGTGGGGCCCCGCGAAGTCCCCGCGGCAGGTTCCCCCGACGCGGGGGTGTTGTCAAGCGTTGCGGAGGAACTTGAGGACGGCGGCATCGTCAACGACGCGTTCGCGCCAGACGCGGTACGCGCCCGTCACGATGCCGCGCCGCTTGTGCGCCTCGGAGCAGCGGAGCAGCCCGAGTTGGTTGTCGGCAAACCACGCGCCCTGCACGACCATCCAATGATGCGCGGCGGCGACGAGGTACGCCGTGCTCGGATCGCGCTTGCGGTCGTCGCAGACCTTCGCGAACGTCTGACCGCTCCACGTGCCGACGCGCTCAATGTTGAACCCGAGCATCCGCAGCGCGTGCCCGACCTCGTGCGTGTACGTGCCGCGCACGTTCGCGATGTCGCGGCGGGTGATCTCGCCGATGGGCGCGTAGCGCATCTTCGCGATGATGAACGCAGGGAGGTCGGTCGTGCACCCCGTGATCGCCGAGACAGCGGACATGCCGCACCACGGGTTCGGCTTCCTGCCGTGACGCGGCGCGGTGATCGTTCGGTTGCGGGCGGGGGAATCGGCGGGGACGCGCTCAATCGTCCCGATGTCGTAGATGCTCTGCATCTCGTGCTCCTGACTGCCCCGTACCGCGGGGCGCGGCGGCGAGCGACATGCTCGACCTGCGTACTGTAGCCTTTGTTCGCGAAGGGTGCAAGCCCCTCAAGCGGCAAATCCGATGATTTTTCGGGGGCGGTCGCATCGCCCCCGATCCCGCGGTCAGGCGGGGAACTGCACCTTGAACTTCGCCTCGGGGGTGAACTTGCCGCCGACGTAGATGCGGGCGGGGAACTGCGCGAACCACCCGCCGCGGCTCGACACCTTCCAGACGATCTGCTGGTCGATGCGGATGGAATCCGCAAAGCCCGCCTTCGTCACGGTCAGGCAGTACGAGCCGATGCCGCTGTAGTGCAGGGTCGCGGACTCGACCTCGCCCAACTTGCACACCAACTTCTTGTACCACGCGAGGCAGGTCGCCTCGGCTTCAGCCTGCGCTTCGGCTTCGACCTTCGCCATGTCGATCTCGTTGGTGTACACCGAACCGTAGACGTGCGTGCCGTACACGTGCGCCGCGAACTTGGAGAGGTCGCTTTCCGTGCGGTTCCAGTTGTTGTAGTCAAATCCCCAACCGCTGACCGTCAGGGACTCCATATCCTGCTTTTCGGCGTTCCACACGCGGACGGTGCGGGTGACGGCAAGGCGCGCCGCGGCGCGGTTGTAGTCGGAGACGATTCGCTCCACGATGCCTGCCTTGACGGTGTCGAGGCGGGAGAGAAGGGCGGTCGCGAGGGCGTTGGTCGGGAGAGTCTTCATTGCGTTGCTCCTGTCGGTTGGGTCGAGCGACATGCTCGACGGTGGTACAGTACCCTTCATCGGCGCAGGGTGCAAGCCCTCTTGACGGAAATCGGTCGATTTCCCGAAAAAGGGAAATGAAGTTGCCTTGCAGCGGAGACGCGCTACCCTGTGGGCATCTTTTCCCCCAACGCGAAGCCGCCCCGTGTTCCTGCGGGGCGGTTTCGTTTCGTCTCTGGCTCAACGAAAATCCCCCCGCCGCGGTTCCCGACATGGGGCGCGGAAGGGGGAGAGCAATCAATGCAAGACGATCCTACCCGAAAAACAGCACCGCCCCCTTCACGCGAGCGGCAGGGGGCGGTACAGTTGCTCCCGCACACGGCTCTGCTTTGACAGGTCGAGCCGCGTGCGTTCTTCTGTGGGCGGTCGCATTCTACCGCCAAACTGGGGTGATTGACAAGCGGTGCGCCGCATGAGTGCAGCCTTTCCCGAGGCTCCGTATCGGGCATGGGCGCGGTCGGACGACCGCACAAGCCGCGGGGACTGACCCTACCCCGCGCCGAGCCTCGCGCTCGCGCTCCTGCATCGTGGTAGCGGATTGCCCGTCGAAATGGTGAAAACGATGCCGATGGGAAACCTCGCAGCGGCTCCGAGCGGCTGACTCTCCCGTGACCTCGCCAGACGGGGTCATGGTGTTCCTACAGACCCACCAAGCAACTGAAAGCCCCGCCCCGCAGGGGCGGCGAGTGCGCGGAGCGCAACTGTCTGGAGGGAATCCGCGCTGCGCGTTGCCCGCGGGGGCGCGACCCCCCTCTAGGGGTCGTGCGCCCCCCGCGACCGCCGACGAAGGAAAATCGGAGAATCCCGTCAAGTCCCCTTGCACCCTGCACCGATAGAGGGTACTGTCCCCGTGTCAGGCATGTCGCCCGACCAAACACAGGAGCAAGCAATGTCCAAGATCGTCTACCTGTCCGATGCCGTGAACCAGCGTCTCGCCGAGGATGCGCGCTTCGACCGCAGGAACCCCGTCCGCGTCAACCCGATGAAGGTCGCCGAGGATGCTCGCATCGCGCTCGGCAACCACGCAATCGGTCTGCTCTGCCGCAGGGGCAAGCCCGTGTTCTACGCGTTCGTGAACCGCACGCCGTCGAACCCCGAGGGCATGTACGTCGAGTCCACCGACCTGCTCGGTCTGCACGGCGAGTTCTTCGCGCAGGAAGGGGGTGCTCTGTGAACCGATACACGCAGGACCGAATCACCCGACTCGTGCGCGACGGTCATATCACGCTCCTCGCCGAGTGGGTCAACTGGGACGGTCGCATGGTCGGACACCGCCTCAAGCACGACTTTGAGGAGGACCGCGAGGGCAACTGGTGGGCGCACCGCACCGCCGAGGCTCCGCATCACTCGCGGTTCGCCCTCGGCAGGCACGACCGCATCGTTGCCGCCGTCGAGCCGTGGGAGGGAAAGCGCGGCAGCATCGTCGCGTTCCGCATCAACGACCCCGAATCGTGGGCGAGCGTGATTCGCCGCGATGCCCGCATCGAACGCGAACTCGGATGGCGCGATTGACACCGCGCCTTCGGCGCAATAGGATACAGCAATGAAGCCCAAGCCCTTCACAGTCTCAATCGCCCCCGAGTGGATGGACGCGGTCAAGCACCGCATCGCCGACCACGGCGTGAGCCGATATCGGTTCGCCCGCGAGGTGTCCGACAGCCTCGCGTGCTCCCTCCACACAGCCGAGTGCCTGCTCGCCGATCAGGGCACGGTGATCGCGGGCAACCGCGTCCCGAGCCTGCCCATCGCTATTGAGATGGCGCAGATGGCGGGTTACGACGTGGTCCTCGTCCCGAAGCGCGTCCCGCAGGGGGTGCGCCGATGACCAGACCCGCTCCGAAGATCGCCGCCGAACTCCGAGCGATGTCGTCGGGACTCGTGCCCTACGCGGAAAAACAACTCATGCAGGAGGCTGCGGACAGGATCGACGCGCTCGTTGAGGACATGCAGCACGCTCGGCAGGGTCTGTTCCGATGCCACCTGTGCGGGCAGTACGCCCATCCCGTCAACCACCACGACGACTGCGCACCGTGCGCGAAGGCGCAGTATGGAGACGAGTGAAATAGTCGCGCTGGGCTTCTGCCTCGCGCTCGCGTGGTTCATCGCGTGCATGGTGTTCCCAACGGAGGATCGGAATGACCGATGACATCGTGAAGCGGCTGCGCGAGGCAGGCGAATGCCCGACCCCTTTGCGCGCATACCTCGCCCGAGCCGTCGTGCTGCAAGCCGCCGACGAGATCGTGCGGCTTCGGCAGTCACTTGCCGAGATCGCCGAGAACCCCGACGAGCCGTACGCCGCCGACCATGCGCGGGACGCGCTGAAAGGCAAGGAATGACCCGACCCGCGTTCACGAAGGCGAACCGCTACATCTTCGACAAGCGCGCCTTGTCGTGGTCGATCCCCTCGGGGCACACCTGCATCGGCGCGGACATCTGCTACGCCGCAGCCGACCGACAAACGGGCAGGCTGACGAACGGCGAGCGGCAGCAGTTCCGATGCTACTCCGCGGAACTGGAGCGGTTCCCAAGCGTCCGCTCTCGGTACTGGGCGAACTACGACGCGGTGCGCGGCAAGTCGCCCGAGGAAGTCGCCGCCGTCCTCGGTTGCCTGCCGAATCGGGCGCACCTCGTCCGAATCCACACCGCAGGGGATTTCTTCTCGCAGGCGTACTTTGACGGTTGGCTCGCGTTCATCCGCAGCCGACCGTTCGTGCACTTCTACGGGTTCACCAAGAGCGTCCCGCTCTGGGTGCGGAGGCTCGGGGAGATACCCCCGAACCTCGTGCTTCAAGCGTCCTACGGTGGCAAATGGGATCATTTGATCGCCGATCACGGGCTGAAGTACGCCCGCGTCGTGTTCAGCACCGCCGAGGCTGAATCGCTCGGGCTTCCCATCGACAGAGACGACCGACTCGCCGCCTACGGCTCCGCTCCGTTCGCGCTTGTCGAGAACAGGCAGGCGATGCGCGAGCGCATGGTGCAGGTCGGGATTGACGCGGGATTGTTTGCCGCCGATCAAGGCACGGATACAATCCGACCATGACCCGACCCGCGACAACCCGCCCCGAGCCGTCAGACGAGGGGGGGAGCGGGGGGACTCCGTCGCGGAACGAGCGACGGCAGCACCTCCGCATCCTAGAGTCGATGGTCTACGACGGCTGGCAGATGCCCGAGGGCATGTTCGCGTCCGTCCCCGCCGCCCTCCACGAGATCGCGACCTGCCCGACGCAGTCCACCCGCGACCGCATCCGAGCGATGGAAGCCCTCTCGCACCTCGCGCAGCAATCGGTTGAGGCGGCAATCGCCCTTGACCGCATCAACCGACTCGACTCGGGGCAGGCGACCGACCGCGTGCAGGTGCTTGACGGCATCTCGGACGCGCAGTTGAGGGCGGTCGCGCAGACAATCGCCGCCGTCCCCAAGCCAACCGATGCCAAGCCCAAGCACAAGCCCCGCAGAAGCCGTCAGAGCCGCCCGTGAGTCGCCTGCGGCGTTCGTCGCCCTCTGCCTCGCGAAGCCCGTCAGCGGGCTTCAGCGCGAACTACTGACGCACGCCCTGACGAACCTTTCGTGGTACGCGGAACTCCCCCGCGGTCACGCGAAGACCTCCACGCTCTCCTACCTCGCGGCATGGTGGCTCGGGGTGCGTCCCGATGCACGCATCAAGGTCGTCAGCCAGAACGACGAGGCGGCGACGGGCACGACACGGTTCATCCGCGACATCGTCCGCTCCCCCGTCTTCCGAGCCGTGTTCCCCGAGGTCAGCCTCAAGGAAGGCGAGGACACCGTCACGGCTTGGAGCGTGACCGCCGCGGGGATGCCCTCCCGACGCGACCCCTCGGTGCAGGGGTCGGGCGTGTTCGGGCGCACGGGCGGTCGAGCCGATGTCATCTGGCTGGACGACATCTGCGACCTGCGCAACGCCGTGTTGCAACCGACCCTCCGAGCGCAGGTCAAGGAAGCCGTCGCGAACATCTGGCTCCCGATGCTCGACCCTGCGGCGACCTACCCCTCACGCGTTTGGCGCACCGCGACACCGTTCCACACCGACGACATTACCGCCGATTGGCGGCGCGCCCATGATGAGGACGGAACGCTCCTACGCCGACCGTGCCGAGGGGAAGAGTCCCCGTGGGGCGACGTGTTCACACCCGCGATCCTCGCCGCGAAGCGCGCCGAGATGGGCGCGATGGCGTACGCACGAGCCTACGAACTCGTCCCGCTGTCGAGCGACCTACTCGTGTTCCGCGCCGAATGGCTCGGTCACTACAGGGCAGGCTCGCAGCCGAGGACGACACGCACGGTCGCGGCGGTGGATTGGGGCTACGGGCGCAAGGCGCAGGACCGCGACGACCCCGACTACAGCGTGTGCATCGTCGGCGAGATTGACAGCGAGCGCCGCCTGCACCTGACCGACATCCTGCGCATCCGCGAGCCTTTCCCCGTCTTCGCCCGCCAAGCCGCCGCGCTGCTTGAGAGGCGCGGGGTGTCGGTCGTGCTCGCCGAGGCGAACGGACCACAGAAGGGAATCTTCGACCAGTTCGCCGAGTTGACACGTCAGCCTCTCGTCGCGGTCGAGCGCGTCACCGACAAGCACTACCGAGCCGCAGGCGCGCAGCCGTTCGTGCAGGGCGGCAAACTCCTGTTTCCCACCGACGAGGGCGGTCGCATCCTTCCAGCGTTTCAGCCCGTCGTGGACGAAATGCTCGCGTTCCCCGCGGGATCGCACGACGACACCGTTGATTGCGTGGTCGATCTGTGCGCCGAGGCAGTGCGTGGCTCGCTGTCAACCGCAGACCTCAAGCCGTCGCGCTTTGAGAAGCCCGATGCCATCGGCAGGCTCTTCGGAGCGAAATCCCCTCGCCGTCCGTTCTTTGCGTGATACGATGGGAGCATGGCGATCCCGCGTGACTACGACCTGCCCGTGACAGAATCGGAGTATGCGGCACTCGTCGCCCGAGACGCGGTCACGAAGCACATCATATCGACTTCGATGTACCAGATCACCCCGCAGGACGACGCGATCCGAAAGCGGGGCGACGACGCATTCCGAATCGCTCGCGAGCGGATGGACGCGTGGCATCGGCTGTGGGAGCAGGCGAAAACGCCCGAGGCGAAAGCCGCCGTCGAGGCGCAGGCGGCAAAGGAAGAGGCGCGGATGCGAAAGTACCGCGTCAGCGTTGCCAAGATTCGGAAGTCGAACCATTCCCGCACCCGCTTCGCGCTCTCCGACATCGACCTTACCCCGACCGACGCGATGGCGCGCAACGCAGCCCGCGGGCTTGAACTGCGCGAGAAGCACGGCAAGGGCGGGACGGCTGTCGGAGTCGCCCGCGCCCGCGACATCAAGAACAAGGCGAACCTCTCGCCCGAGACTGTCAAGCGGATGCACTCGTTCTTCTCCCGTCACGAGGGCAATCAGGCGGGCGGCGAGGACGACGCAGGCTACATCGCTTGGCTGCTCTGGGGCGGCGACTCGGGCAAGTCGTGGGCGGCGCGCAAGGTCGAGCAGATCGACAAGGCGGCGAACGCCCGCTTTTCCCACAACATCGCGCACCCAAGATTCTCTGAACTTGCTCCGCACGATCAAGAGGATGTCATTCGGCACGGGTACGGCATCTACGAGATCACGCTGCACATGCCAGATGTCGGGATGCATGAATATCGGGTCGTGGCAGCCAAGAGCACGGCTGACGCAGTCAAGTACGGGAAGATCATTGCGAGGGTAAACAACTTCAAGGTCACGAAGGTGTCAGCCAAGAAGTTGAACTCCCGCTTCTCCCACAACATCGCGCTCCCAAAGGGCAAGCGGCGGCTCAACATTGACGAGGCGACCGCCGCGCTCGCGCAGATGGGCTACCGCCTCGGAAACGTACGCTACGACCCCGCAGCGGGCGGCTCGGTCTACAAGGTCACGCAGCCGAACGGCTCGGTCGTTGACATGCCCGCGGCGAAACTCACAGATTTCATCTACCAGAAGGCGCAGCACATGCGAAAGCAACTCAACTCGCTCCCCGTACCGACCATTGCCAACCCCTTGAACCACGCCGAGCACGGCGCAGCCGCGCTTGCCGCGATCAACGCCGCGATCAAGAGCGGCAACGGCAGCGAGGCGCGTCGGCTGTTCAACCTGTACGCGCACACCTTGAGCAGCGGCGAGAAGTCGGCTGCGTGGGCAAGCATCCGCAAGATGGTCGGCATCGGCGCGAACTTTTCCCGCACGGGCGCGAAGGCGGCATTTGCCGTCACGACCTACGAGCAAGCGGAACACGCAATCGCGCTCGCCGAAGAACGGATTCATTCGGTTCGGAAGGCTGTTGCCGATACGGAGAAATGGATTCACCGCGCTAACGGCGCGATGCGCCTTGCCGATGCGGGCAACGAGATGGCGGCAAAGGAAGTCATCAGCATTGCGCGGATGATCGAAAGCGCGATGAGCCATCGCGGGTATTCCCGCACGGGCGCAAAGGCGGCGTTTGCGAAGTGGGAGGAGACGCAGACCAAGAAGCACGGCGAGCCGATCACCGAGTACACGGCGAAGATCGGGCGCGATCTTTGGAAGATCGACACGATGCCGTCAGTTGGAGACAACTACGGCGCGCTGTTCCGATGGGACGACCTCCGCGGGCTTCGGCAGATTTCCGCGGGTCCGATTGCCGATCTCAAGCGTCAGGCAGAGGAGATTTCGCGTCGTGGGAACGATGCAATCGGAAATCTTCTCCGAGGCTTCTCCCGCACGGGCGCGAAGGCGAAGTTTTCGCTGCCGACAGGAGTCGTAGAAGGCATTGACAGGGGCATTGCAAACAGGATGAAATGGGTTGCCGAATACAAGAAGGAAGACAATCGGTACATGGCTAAAGTCATGCTAGCCGATGTCGAATCGCTGAAGCGAATCAAGAACGCGGTACTGAGCGGAGACGGCGGTGCAGATCATGCAAGGCGTGTCGGGGACATGATCAACAATCTCGACACCGAAGTTCGTGGAGATGTCGGTGCTGCTTGCATCCGCTGGGCATCTCGCGAGGGTGGAGTGCAGATTTGGCATTCCCGCATGGGCGCGAAGGCGAACATGGGTGTGTCCCGCGTCACGCCGACCACGAAAACCGAATCGGGCGGTGGAACTTGGACGACCAAGACCGCGTCCTACGGCGGCAAGAAGGCGACCGTGGAGTTCTACAACAAGAACGGTCTTGTCGGTTCCGTGTACCAAGACCCCGACAACCCGACGCAGTACAAGGCGTTCAAAGAACCAAGCGGCAGCGAGATCGCAAGCGGTTCCCGAGCGGCGTGCAAGGCGGCGGTCGAGAAGATTGCCATGTCCCGCACGGGCGCGAAGGCGGCGTTCGGCGTTTCTGTTTCGCAACTTGCGGACGAACTTCGCAAGGTGACGCGTGAGGCAAAGCCGACCATGTGGCACACCTACGCAAACACTTGGCTTTCCTCCAAGAAACTCATTGATGCGGAAACTGCGAAGTCGGCAAGCAGGGCGTATGACATCGTGGAGAAGGAAATGTTGGGTCGCATGTCCCGCACGGGCGCGAAGTCCACGCACGCCGCCGCAGATGCCGTGCCCGCGAAGGTCGCTGAACTGATCCGAGAGGGCGTACCAAAGGATCAGGCGACGGCAATCGCCTTCAACATGCAAAGCCGAGGTGCGCTGTGAACGCCTGCCTACAGGTCAGCGATCAGGTCTGGATTCCGTACCATTGCATCTCGCGCATCTCGCAGTTCGGAGACACCGTGACCGTGACGACCGCGTACGGGGTCGAGCACTTCCACGGCGAGGACGCGAAGCGCATCGTCAAGCAACTCAACGTCCTCCTGTGAGGTAGACAGTGACGAACGACCCGAACCCGATGCAGAACGGTCTGACCCCCGAGCAGCGACCGAGGAAGCCCCTCAAGGCTCCCGTCGAGCGCGGGATCACGCAGCCGCTCGCAACCGCAGTCGAGGTGCAGCGTTCGTTCTTCACGACCGCCGACAAGTTGCTGCGAAACTCGTCGCTCGCCTATCGGCTGAACCCGCAGTATCAGCAGATGATGCGTGCGGACGCGGACATCGAAGGCGTGCTCCGCTCGCTACAGGTCACGCTCGCGAGCCTTGAGTGGGCGGTGACGTGCACGGATGAGGACAACGCCGAGGGGCAGGAACTCGCCAAGCGCATCGGCAGAATCTTCGACGCGATGCCGCGCCGCTCGGATTTCGTCCGCGCCATGCACGAGGCGGTCTGGTACGGCAACGCCGCCTGCAACCTCGTCTACCGACGCGATGCGCGGCTCGGGGTCGCCGTGCAGGAGTGGTATCCGTTCCACCCCGATACGCTCGCGTACGACCAGCGCGGCAACCTCGCGATGCGCGTGGGCGCTGCGTACGGCGCGAGCGGGGCGAACGCGCAGAACATCGGATTTGACAGCCGCGTGCATATCTTCAACGATCAGGAGCGCAAGGCGGTCGTCCTGCACCGCGTGTTCATCAACGCTCCCGACTTCAACGACCCGAACGCGACCGAATCCGTGTACCGTGGGGTCGGCGCTCGTGACGTGTGCTGGTTCATGTGGCTCGCGAAGCAGGAAATCCTGCAAGACGCGATCACCTACGCCGAGCGGTACGCAATGGGAATCCGCGTCGGCTACTACCCGCTCGGACAGGACGCGGGACGCAGCATGATGGAGAGCGTGCTCGCCAACCTGACCAACGACAACAGCGTGCTGTTGCCGCAGACGGGAACGGAGAAAATCTACGACATCGACATCAAGGAGCCGAACGCGGGACGGGCGCAGGTGTTCATGGAACTCGTCAACTGGTTCAGCGGCAAGATCAAGGAAGCGATCCTAGGTCAATCGCTGTCAAGCGAGGCGCAGGGAACGGGACTCGGATCGGGGGTCGCGAACCTCCACGCCGACACCCTTTCGCGGATCATCCGCTACCACGCGGACGCGCTCGCGGATTCCATGACCAACGACTTCGTGCGGGTCGTCGCCGACATGCTCGGCGCGTCCGAGGAGGCGATCAGTACCCTGCGGTTTGAGTTCGCCCCCGAGCGACCCGACCCCAAGGAACGCCTTGAGGCGATTGAGAAGTTCGTGCAACTCGGCGGCACGGTCAGCGAGCGCGAGGTGCGCGACCTCCTCGGACTCTCCGAGCCTGCCGAGGGCGACAAGGTGCTTTCGGGCGCGAGCGCGCAAGCGGCGCAGGGTACGACCGACATCGGCTCCATGCTTGACAGCGCCGCGATGCCGCCCGAGGGCACGCAGCCCGCCGAGGGAGCACCCAAGACGTTCTCCCGCAGGTCGTGGTGGTGACTGCGAACAGCAATCAACTCATCGCGAAGATCGCCGAAGAGGGGGCGACCGCCTACCGCGAGGCAATCGCCGCGCAGGTCGCGGGCGACGACCCTACCGAGCATTGGGATCGGTGGGAGGCAGACACCGCCGCGCTCCTGATCGTCTCATGGGGGTCGGGTGCGATCCAGACCCTGCGGACGGCAGGAGTACCCCTCAAATCGGTCATTGCGCCGCCTGTAAGCCGTTTCGACCGTCCCGAGGACATCTCGGTTCGTTTCCGCTCGCAAGCCGCCAGAGAAGTAGTGCGGCGGTTTACAAGGCTCTTGCCGATGACGCGGGAGCGGTGGGAGGCGCTTGTGCAGGCGGCATTTGCCTCGGCGCGGGAGATGCGCACCGACGAACAGACGCGGGGGCTGCGGGAGATCTCCGACAGGTCGCCTGACCTAGCCGCGCTCATCTACGGCAAGCCAGAGCCGCAGCCAAAGGGAACGCCCGCCGAGGTTCGGAAGCGCCGCACGCCTGCCGTGCAGGGGGTCGTGCAGGGCACTTTCTTCGTCACCGACATGTCCGAAGAACAGGTGCAGGCGACCCGCGACCTGCTTGCCCGAGTGATCCGCGGCGAGGCTGCGGTATCGACCGCGGGCAAGGCTATCGCCAAGATCGGGGTCGGGGACTTCGTTTCGATGGCGGTGCTTGAGACGGGAACCGACCTGACCGCCGCCCGCCTTGAGACGGTCTACCGAACGAACACGAACCGCGCCGCCTCGCAGGGACGGCTTGACATCTGCCGAGACGAGACGGTTCGGAAGTTCGTCCCGCTCATGCAGTTCTCCGCGACCAAGGACAAGCGCACCCGAGAGACGCACAAGGCGATGAACGGCTACGTCGCATCGGTAGAACAGATCGACGCGCAGGGAATCCCGACCCCGCTCGGGTTCAACTGCCGATGCCTATGGAAGCCCGTGCCGATCTCGGTCGCGTACGGGAAAGGATGGTGCGACGAGGACGGCAAGCCAGACCCCGACGCGATCAGAAGGCACAACGGCGATAGGCAGAAACTAATTGACAGCGGCGAGGTTCCCGATAGGGGATTCCTCGCAGGATGATAGGATTCGCACGGATGAACAACCCGTCTCACCGCATCTCCGAGTCTGGAGACAAGGTCGTGATCCACGACCTTGAGGTGTTCTGCGCGTACGATCCTCGCATCGACGGAGATCACGACCCAGAACTAAAGCGTTTCGACAACGACCGAGTGCGCGAGATCGTGGACAGCACGAACGCGTACATGGGGAAGGGCAGCAATCCCCGCCTCGTAGTCATGCACGAGCGCGACGGCAATGAGCCGAAGTCGAGCGTCGGTCGGTTCACCAAGATTCGGTACGAGGAGCGCGGCGGGGTCGGATACATCGTCGGCGACTGCGAGGTTGAGCGCCCCGTGTTCGACCGCCTCATTGCGTCCAACGCTTTCCCTCGGCGCAGCGCGGAAATCTGGCAGGATCAGAACCATCTCTCCGAGGTGGCTCTGCTCGGTCGAGAGACTCCGCGCAGACCGCTCCCCGACACCAATTTCGCCCGCAAGGGCGCACCGATCACGTTCTCACGCAATCTCCGCTTCGACATGGGCACGGTCGGCGGCGGGCTTTCCACGTTCGTGCCCGACACGAAGGGCAACAACATGGCAGATGACAACGATCTCCGAAAGGAAGTCGCGTCCCTGCGCGCCGCGCTTGAGGAGATGAAGAACTCCAAGGGCATGTACGCCGCGGACGAGGACGAGAAGAAAGAGATGGCTGCGGACGACATGCTCTCGCAGCAGTTCGCCGAGGAGGAGGGCGACGGCGACGGCGTTCACATCGACATCGACTCGCACGGAGGCGATGAGGACGAGATGGAGAAGGAAGAGGACGAGGACGAGGACAAGGTGCTCTTCCCCGCCTCGCGCCGCGGTCACGCGGACGTGTTCGCGATGCGCCGCGAGAACGCACGCATGGCTCGCGAACTCGCGGACATGAAGGCGCGTCTGAACGCGGAACGCTTCAGCCGAGAGATCGACGCAATGGAGGCAGACGGCTACCGCATCCCCGCGGCACGCCGCCCGCGCCTCATCGCCGACCTGCTCGCCAGCACCGATCCGTCCGACCTCATTGAAACGTGGCGCGACCTGTTCGCCCGCGACCCGATGGGCGTGCGCATCGACATGAGCCGATCCTCGCTCCCCTCGGGCGACATCGACGGCAAGCAGATCAGCGATCTCGTCAAGGAGTTCGCGGGCAAGCCCGCGGAGTTCACGAAGGCAATCAACGCCCGCATCAAGCGGTAAACGAAAGGAAAGAAAGTCATGGCAGACATGGGCTTCACCCCCAACTTGCAGGCGAGCGCGACGGTCTACCCGTTCCGCTTCGTCACCATCTCGGGCGCGTTCACGGGCGCGACCGCATCGGCTGGAACCGACATCCCCGTGGGCGTTTCGGACGGCAGCGTGTACCTCGCTTCCCCGATCCTCGGCACTACGTCCGCTTCGCAGGCGCACGCCGTCAGCGGCACGCCGATCACCCTTCAGCCGTCGAACACGGTGCAGGTCATGGTCGGCGCGGGCGGCGTGAGCGCAGGCGACTACCTGATGCCTGACGCGACCTCGGGCGCGGAGAACATCGGTCGCGCCGTCGTCCTCGCGACCGCGGGCAACTACGCAACCTACGTCGCGCTTGAGGCTGGTGCTGCGGGTGAGATCATCCGCGCATTCCGCACGGGCACGAAGAAGCAGTAAACGAACAACCAACCCCGATCAGAAGGGACTTCAGACATGGCATTCACAGTCGTCGGCGGTGGAAACTCCGCTTACATCCCGAGCACGAACGACCTCGCCTCGGGCGCGTTGCAGGTGGAGTTCACCCGCAGCGTCAATTCGTTCGCGCTCTCGCGATACGCAACCCTCGTGCCCGTCAGCAAGATGACGGGCTTCTATCTGCGTCAGGACGTGGTTGACAACATCCGCGTCAACGATCAGAAGGAGTTCCTCTGGGCGCTCGGCAACGACCGTCCCACGGGCAAGCAGAACGCGTTTGACTTCGTGCAGTACACGACCAAGCGATACGCCTTCCCGTTCTACATCCCGCAGGAGACGGCGAATCAGGCGGCATGGGACACCGTCGCGCAGCACGCCCGCAGCAAGGCGCAGTTGGCGATGACCCGCCGCTCGCTCGCCGCGGCTACCGCGCTCTCCACGCAGGCGAATTGGGGCACGAACTACGTCGCGACTGCAAACACGACGGGAAACGGCTTCACGGCTGTAGGCGGGCAGTGGAACGCATCGGCTTCGGGAAGCACGTACATCCAGCAGTCGATTCAGCAGGTGCTCCAGTTGGTCGGTCAGACCACGGGTGGCGCGGTCAGCCCGTCGCAACTCATCATGGTCATCTCGCCGAAGGTCGCGACCGCCATCGCCCGCAGCGGCGAAGTCAGGGACTACGTCAGGAACAACCCGTACTCGGTGCAGTTCCTGCAAGGCAACGACACCTTCGCCCGCTGGGGCATCCCCTCGACCCTGTTCGGTCTGGGCGATGTCGTGGTCGAGGATGCCGTCTACGCGACGAGCAAGAAGGGCGCGACCAACGCGTACTCCTACGTCCTCGGCGATGGCGCGTACTTCGTGTCGCGCCCCGCGGGACTCGTCGGTGTCGAAGGCGCGAACTCGTTCAGCACGGTGCAGGTCTTCGCCTACGAAGACATGACCGTTGAGCAGTTCAACGATCCGATGAACCGCCGCATCGAAGGACGCGTGATCGACAACTCGACCGTCGAGATCGTCGCTCCTGTCGGCGGCTGGGCAATCGCCAGCGTTCTCGCCGCCTGACGCATCATCTCCTCTCTCGCTTGGGGGGGAGGGGACTAAACATCCCCTCCCCTTCAACTGGAGCATTGCATGACCGCGTACGCGACATACGAGGATATTGAGCACGCGCTCGACTCCACGATCATCGCGCAGTTGTGCGCCGATGGCGGTGCGCCGATGAACGGTCCCAACCCGATCCTCGACGCTGCGCTTGAGCGCGGCACGTCCGTGGTTCTCTCGTACATCCGCGTCGGCGAAATCTACAGCGACGACGAGATCAGCGCGCTTGCCGCGGCGAAAGACCCGCTACTCGTCATGCTGGTGGTCGATCTCGCGACCGAGTTCCTGTTCCAGCGGCGAGGCGCGAAGATCACGCCCGCCATCGAACAGCGGATCAAGCAGGCTTACTCCTACCTTGAGGGGCTGCGCGACGGCAAGATGCTGTTCGGCTCTATCGCGTCCAATGCAGCGGCAGGGCTTCCGACCGTAAAGGCTGTCGGAATGGGCAATCGCGCTTGGTACGCGTCGGCAAGCAATTCGATCTTCTTCCCGAACAGGCGACCGACGACCTACCCATGAGCCGATGGTCGAAGAAGGTCCGCGAGGCGCTGCGATCCGACAAGGTGCGGCAGGGCATCGGTCAGATCGCGGTGGCTTGGCTCACGGAACACATCGAACAGAACAGGGGACGCGGGAAGAGCGGCGGCGTTGTCTCGCACGCTCCGCTCAAGCCTGTGTTCGGAGAGGCATGGGTCAACAGCCGACCTCGCGATGGGTCGTCGGTCGTCAGGACGCGGCGGGTCACGAAGGTCGTCAACGGGCGCATCCGAACCTCGACGCAGTACCTCGTTCGGAACGAGGGGTATCGGACAACCACCTCGGGACAGCCGCTGCGAGACACGGGCGAGATGCTGCGCAGCATGGGCGGTCAGGCTAGGTTGAATGGCGACAAGATAAGCCTCGTGCTGTCGGGCGTGAAGCACGCGCTGTATCAGGATCGCGGGTTCCGCACGAAGGGTCCGAACTACATACCGTTGACACGCAAGGGCAAGCGCGGTCACGCAACGGGCGCGAACCCGAACGCCGAGGGCTTGAAGAGAGGCAAGGACTTCAAGATGGCGTGGAAGGGCGTTACCGTTCCTTCCCGCCCGTTCCTGCTTCCATTGCGCAGCGATCTGCGTACACTAGGCAAGTCGATCTACATGGGACTGAAAGCCGTCTTGAAAGGCAAGTGACATGGCTACAACGATTCAAGTCGCGGGACCGACGCAGATCATCGTGAACAGGGGCGGTGAGAGCGCCACGAACGAAGTGCTCGGGTACTCCGACAACGACAACCTGCCGTCGATCACGTTCACGGACAACCTGCACGAGATCAAGACCGTGCTCTCGGGCAACGTGCCCGAGGAGATCGTCCTGACGGGAACGACGGCGCGCATCTCAATGGCGCTCGTCAAGTGGGACGAGGACGTTCTCGCCAAACTGCTCAAGCAGCAGCGGAAGAAGTACAACGACGCGACGGTAGGGCGCAAGTTGATCGCCACCGCGACGAACGCCACCAGCACGTTCCTCATCCGAATCGCGTCGGTCGAGACGAACAGCGGCGTTCCGCTCATGTACTACGACTTTCCCGCGTGCTACATGGTGAACGATGGCGTTGTCGATTCGCAGTGGGGCAACAGGGAGCGCGTGATGACGCTCTCGTTCCAAGCGATCCCGAAGAGCACCACAACTAGCGGGGTAACGACCACTAGGCTGTTTGACTACGTCAACGTTGGATTTACCGCGCCGACAGCAACCTGACCGAGAGAGGAACGATGAAGGAACTTGACGACAACAATGATCCGATGCTGTTCGGAATGACGCTGCCTTGCGGGCGGCTCGTGGTTCAGTACATGGAGGTTCTTGCCTCCGTGCAGGCTGCGATGCCCGAGGGAGCGGAACCAAAGCCGAGCGACATCGTCGCCGCTATTCGGCAGGTCAGCCGAACCCCAGAAATCGCCGCGCTCGCATCCGACGCGATGCTTGTCGCCGCGTGGCATCGGATGACCGTGGCGATTGAGAAAGCGGGAAACTGACTCGGGCATCCGCTCGTTTCCTCGCGACGTACGGACGGATGCCCGATGAGTTCGACAAAGACACCGCTATGGGCTTGTTCGCGAACATAGGCGCAGTCGAGGCGGCGCAGTCCCTTGCGCTTGCGAAGGGCATCATGATCGCATTCGGGGACGCTGACGGCATCGCGCAGGCTATGTACGCGGTGACGGGAAACGAGCGTCTTGCCCGCAACATCAAGATCAGGGCTGCGATGCGGAGGAACGATGCCGAACGGTAGCGTCTCGTCAATCCTGATCGCGATGCGCGACGACCTTGCGCAGTGGATGTCCTCGCAGGGGTGGGGCGATGCCGTCTACATAGTCGAGGCTCCGATAGACGAGGTCGTGGGGCAGTACGCCATTCAGATCGTGGTCGGTCCCGACACCGCGGTGCATCCGAACAGCGGGGTCGGACTCATCCGAACCTCGGTCGATGTCGTCGCGTGGTGGCGAGGATTCCTCGACCCCATGCAGCGCGGCACGGAGCGCATCGCAGGCGACGAAGGCGTGCAGCAATTCGTTGACGTGCTCCGAGAGTATCTGGTGCAGCGCAAGTACGACGGGATGAAGATTCCCCTGTTGTTCCGCAGCGGCGGCACGGTGCAGGCTGTCGATGGTCTTGAGGGATGGGTGACGCTGCGCGACACCTACGATTTCGCCTACGAGATGACTTGGGAGGTGAAGTGATGGAAGAACTCGGTCGCATCGACATCAACATCCGAGACTCAAGCGGCGGCGGCGGCGGTGGCGGTGGCGGTGGCAACGTAGGCGGCGGTCCTGCGCCTCGTGCAGTTCCATGTGCATGACGTCCTTGCGTTTGCGTACCACAGGAGGAATTCGTGGCAAATGCCGTCATGTCTGACCGTCAGTTCGTAG